CAAACCTATGTGGGAAGAGTTTTTAGTACCTTCTTTTCCTAGTAATCCAGATCCAGATGACTTAAGGTTTGATTATACCTATGCAGAACGTATGAATGATACGGCTGAATATATAGATGAAGGAGGTATAGACGTTGGTATTAGTTATCTTGGTAATATTATACAACTTCTTAAAGAAGATCCAGATACACGTAAAGCTGTATTAAGCATATTTAATTCAGAATATGATAAAAATAATTTAGATGGTAAAGCTCGTATACCCTGCTCTATGTACTATCAATTCCTTATTCGTCCTAATGGTAAAGGAGAGAAGGTATGCAATATAATATATAATCAACGTTCAGCTGATTTTGTAGCTCATTTTGGAGATGATGTATATCTTGCTTGGAGACTTATGGAGTATGTAGCTAAGGAAGTAGGAGTTAAACCAGGTTATTTATATCATCAAATAGGAAGTTTACATTCATATCAAAGGGATTGGTGGAAACTAAAGACTTCAATAGACGATTTGAAGGAAACAGAATAAGTACTATTCATATATGGGAATACTAAATAACTGGTATTCCCATATTTAACGTTTAAGAAGATGAGAACAAAAACCAAAATATTAATAACTAAAGCCGAAGTTAGGCAACTAATTAAAGCTTGTAAAGAGACTGGGTATTGCTGTTATGATTTTGAGACTAATGGTAAACCCATATATATGAATGATTTTTGTACTACTATTCTATCTATCACCTTTCAAGCTGGTTTTGCTTGTTCCGTAGTTACTGATCATTTTCAACGTAAAGAATATAATGTAGGGTATTCTAGTAAATGGGTAATCAAAAAGATAGGTCATGAACTTATAGAAAATCCTAAGGTAACTAAAATGGCTTGGAACCATAAATTTGATGGTCAAATATTTCAGAAATATCATATTTATTATAGGGGTACTGTTATAGATGGTATGCTTGCTAAGTATGTACTTAATGAGGAAAAACCAAATGGTCTAAAAGATATGACACGTAGGTATCTTCCTGAATATGGTAATTATGAATCAGATAGAGGTTTTGATAAAATACCTTGGGATCAAAAACCTCTTGATCAATTATGTCAGTATGGTGGTCAAGATACTGATTATACTTTTAGACTTTGTATATTCTTTGAGAAAAAACTTATAGATTTATGTTTATATGATTTATTCCGTAATATGATTATGCCTGCTTCCAGGGTTTTACAATCTGTAGAAGCTAATGGTTTATATATTGACAGAGAGTTTAATAATAAACTACTTGAAGAATATAAGAAAAAGATTCAAACAGCTCTAGATAATATTCTAAACTTGCCTAAAGTTAAACGTTTTCATAAGTATTTAGTAGAACAGAGAATTGAGAAATATATAGGTAAAATTCAAGAGGAAATTGATGATTTAAATGAACAGTATAATAATATCAACGATGAAAAAGGTTCTGATAAGGTTTTAGTCAGTATAGAAAAGAAGATAGCTAGTAGAGAACAGAAAATATCTAATGTAAGGTTGGGTATATACAGTAATAAAACTGAAAGAGAATTAGTTAATCCAGTTAATCTTGGTTCTCCAAAGGATTTACCTTTATTAATATACAGCGAACATGGCTTTAAGTTTAAATGTGAAACTTATACTGATACAGGTAATCCATCTACAGCTGAGGATACTTTGCAACAATTACGATTAACAGTAAAGGATCCACAAAATCCAAAAGCTATATTCCTTGATAATCTTTTGGATTTACGAGGGCTTCAGAAAATGTATACAACTTTTATTGAAGGTTGGCATGATAAGACTCAAGATGATTCAAAATTACACGGTTCGTTTAAAATTCATGGAACTACTTCTGGTAGATTGAGTTCATCAGAACCTAATTTGCAACAGATCCCAAAAACTTCAGTTGATCCTAATATTAAAAAGCAACTTATAGCTAAGCCTGGGACACTTTATATATCATCAGATTTCTCTCAAGCTGAATTAAGAATTATGGCTCATTTAAGTGGAGATGAAACTTATTTGCAAGCTTTTGCTGCAGGTAATGATCCCCATTTAGCTATTGCTTGTAAGAAATATCATGTACCTTATGAAGAGATATTACCAATATATAAAGATGAAAAACATCCAGATCATAAATTATGGTCTGTAAGACGTAAGCAAGCTAAACAACTTGCTTTTGGACTTATTTATGGTATTGGCCCTGGTTTACTTTCTGTTAAGTTATCAGATCCAAAGTCTGGTATTATAGTTACTAAAGAAGAGGCTAAACAACAAATGGATGAGTATTTTGCAGAACACCCTGCTCTTCAGAAGTTTAAAGCTAAGCAGGAGAGGATATTAAAGAAACAAGGATTTATTAAGTCACTGTTTGGTAGAAAACGTAGGTTACCTCAGATATGGTCAGATAATCATGATGAGCAAGCTTATGCTATTAGACTTGGTTTAAATTTTCCTTGTCAATCTGCTGCTTCTGATATGTGTTTATTTGGTTCTATCCTTATTTATTATTTAATGAGGCAAGGAAAGTTACCAAAGATGGATTCAGTTACACTAGTACATGATGCTAATTACTTTAATGCTCGTCCAGAAACCATTAATACTTGGGATTTATATGAGATGTGGAAAATATTTAGTAATCCAAGTACAAAGAAGTATTTTGGTTTTCAGATAGACGATGTTCTTATGGACATGGATTATCATGTTGGTAGGACTATGGCTGAAGAATTACCTTTTATTCCTGGGTATGATTATAATAAGATGCTTGATCCTAATTTTGATGTTGATAAGTACATGGAAGAAGCTAAGAAGTATTCTAATATACCCATAAGTGATTATCCAAAACATTTCGCTAAACAAATGAAGAAGTATGAAGAAGATTTTAAGGCAGGGAAGTACTAAAAAGTACAGAGCAAGATGTACGGTATGTGATACTGAATTTGAGTATCAAAAGTCTGATGTATTCTATGAGAAGAGAATACAAATGAGAGTAGTTGAATGTCCAGGTTGTGGTATTTTAATACAACATAATGGAAATCAAGGTTCAAATATAACCACTGAACAGTTATGAAAGATATAAAGATAAAACCTATTAAGGTAAAGTTTCAAGGTAAAGTATTAAAAATAGATATACAAAAAGAGTTATCTATAAATGAAAACCTTATGACCTCTCAATTAAAGGAATCTCCGTCTAGTTATTATATATTATGTTCTATACGTGATAAATATATTAAAGAACGGGACGCTCTAGCAAGAGAGAAAGAAGATACCTATGCAACTCAATGGGTATATTTTAAAGATTCTAATGAAAGATGGAATAATGATTATGTATCTAACAAGGTACTTTCATCTAAGAAATATAGGTCAGTGTGTGATAGGTATCTAGAGGCTGCTGCAAAAGCTTCTGAGTTTATATCTATATGTCAAGCTTATTCTAACAGAGAACAGATACTAAGAACACTTAATGCTAATATCCGTAAACAACTATAAGTTAATAAATTACTTTTAAATTTTTAGAGTGTATGTTTAAATTAAATCACATTTCGGTATCATTAGCTAATAGTATAGCTAATTATGTTAGTAATGAAGGATACCCTACAGAAAATAGGGTTCTTATTTTAAGTCCAAAGGATCAGGATACTAAGGTAGGTAATCTTATAGTTCCTGGTACAACTAAGGAGGGTATGCCTCGTGAAGGTGTTGTAATTATGACTGGAGAAATTACAGAGGATTACAGAACTTATAAAGATCTCTTGAAGCCTGGTCGTATTTGTGTATATGGTTTGTATGCTGGTAAGGAGATAGAACTTGAACTACCAGAAGATATTAAAGTAGACAATTACGAGTTTACAATATTATCACTTAATGAGGTTATTTTTGTACGTAATAATAAAAACATTTAAATTATGCCAACTCCACATGTAAAAGAATGGGTTAAGACTACTCCGTTTGGTAATTATCTTGATCCTAAGCAGAATCATAAAGATAAGTCTAAAAATACTGAACAGTACAATTTAGTACGTATGGCTCGTAGATTTTTGAAACATCCTGGTAGTAAGAGTTTGAAAGTTTTAAGAACACATTATTAATTTTATAGATTATGAAAAAGGATAAGAAAAAGTTATCTGGTAGTGGTATGACTACTAAAGAGAAGATGCTTGCAAGAAAAAAGGCTCTTGAAAGCAAAGGTAATAATAACGGTTTAATATTCCCAAAAGAGGGTAGTACTCGTATTCGTCTGAAATCTCCTGGAGATGATCAGGAGTTAGGTATAGAGGTTGTTCAGTTTTATATTCAAGGTGTTGGAGGTATTATTTCTCCGGCTACTTTTGATGAACCTTGTCCATTTATGGAGAAATACAAAGAGTTAAAAGCTTCTAAAGATGAAGACGACAAAGAACTTGCAAAACTTCTTATCCCAAGACGTAAGTACGTCGTTGGAGGAATCATTTATCAAGACGACAAAGGAACCAAGGTTGATCATGATGGAGCAGACAAGGGTATTCTCATCGCAGGATCTGTATACAACGACATTATTGACCTTTATCTCGATGAGGATGAAGCTGGAGATATGACTGATCCAAAGACCGGTTACGATATTAAAATCGTACGTTCTGGTTCTGGTAAAATGGACACTTCTTATACAGTACGTCCTTGTAAACCAACTAAGTTGGATAAGAAATATGCTGGTACTATTGATCTTGAAGGAATTGTTAGAGCTCAAATAGAATCTTATGATGAGTTGGAGGAAAAACTTAATAAATTCTTAAATGAGGATCACTCTACTGACGAAGATGATGATGAGCCTAAGAAGAAGTCTAACGGTAAAAAGGATAAGAAAAAAGATAAGAAAGGTAAGAAGAAGTACAAGTCAGACATCTAATCAACTTTGTCATTTTTATTAATTATGTTGATGTTGAGCGGGGGAGGTAGGTATATCTTATCTCTCCCTTTTTATTTAAACTTAAGACAATATGGCTAAGAAAACAAAAGTTGGTTTAAAAGTACCAACCCTTAATGAATTAAATAGAAAATACGGGTCACTAATAAAGATGAAGGCTTCTGAGGTAGAAGATCATAATTTATGGTTACCATCAACTTTTTTTGCTTTAAATCATCAGTGGGGAGGAGGTATTCCTTTTGGTAAAATAGCTGAGGTTGCAGGAGAAGAATCTTCTGGTAAATCGCTTATAGCTTATAATTTTGCATATACTTGTCAACAACTTGGTGGTCATGTTATTTGGGTAGATGCAGAACAGTCATGGATGAATTCTTGGGCTGAAGCTAACGGAGTAGATCCAGATAGAGTTACTGTTGTTAATGATACTCGTATAGAGTATGTATCTGATGTAGTAGCTGATCTAGCTATTTATATACGTTCTCAATTAACCCATAATGAACCTATACTTTTAGTAGTTGATTCTGTAGCAGCTATGGACTGTTCTGATAATATAGATGCTAAGATGGTTGAAGGTAAAGCAGAAATGGGTGGAAGGGCAAAAGCTTTATATAAATATTTTCGTATACGTAATGAATTATTCTACAAACTCGGAGTTACTCAAATCTATATCAACCAAGTACGTACTGCCCTCAATGTCGGATTCGGTAAGGATAATACCACAACTACTGGAGGAGCAGCTCTTAAATTCTGGGCATCAATTAGAGTTGCCTTCTTTGCTGGTAGAAGTATTACTGTTAAGTCTAAGGGGAGAGAAAGAAAGGCTGGTAAATTGGTTACGCTACGAGTACTTAAAAACAAAGTCGCTCCGCCTAAGCCTACTATTTCTAAATGTCCAGTTTACTTTAACCCTAAATTACACGATATTGGGTTCGATAGATATTTCTACCTTGATGAGGTGTTTGCAGAAGAAGAGGTTATCGAAAAAGCAAACGGAGGCGTTATTAAGTACAAAGGAGAGAAAATTGCTAGAGGAGAGGAGAAGTTCAGAGAACTTATTGAGTCTAACGATGATTTACGACGAAAGTTACTTAAAAGAGCTGGTATTAACACCATCGGTGCAACAAGAAAAAAGCTTGAAAGTATATCTATCAACTTATTTCCAGTGGATGGTGTAGAGTATGAATCATATAATGAAGCTGAAGACAATGAAGACGAAGATGAATGAGCAACAAGTAGGCGGTAGTCACTATGAAAGGCTTAAAGTAGAGCCTGTAAAGATATTCGCTGCTTTTAATTTCAATTGGTTCCAAGGTGAGATATTAAAATATGTATCTAGGTTCCCATTTAAAAATGGAGAGCAAGATTTAGGTAAAGCCATACATATTTCTCAAATGGCTGTTGACTTAAAGATTGGAGATAGAAAGAAGAAAAAACCTAAATTTACCAAGATTATTTGTGAAAGGAAATATCTTTCTGACTTGGTAGAGGATTTTCGTGAACAATTCGAATATGAGGAATATGTAACAGTAATTCTTATAGGTTTAGTAGAAGAGAACTATTCTTACGTAAAAGAACAAGTTATAAAATTGAATAAGAAATACTATGGCTAGAAAGAGAGTTTTATTAATAGATGGTGAAAATATATTACATCAATCTTTTCATAAGTTTGAGAAACTTAAGAGTACAGATGGTAAACCTAGTGGAGCTATTTTTGGATTTTTTAAATCCTTACATATGTATCTAGATAGGTTTCAACCAAATGATGTATATATTACTTTTGATAACGGTCATTCACCTTTACGTGATAAGTTATTACCTAATTATAAAGGACATCGTAAAAATATATCTTATGATAGGGAATCTTTAATTAAACAAAAGGTAGTCATAATGAAGATCCTACGTATGTTAAGAATTAAATATTTGTTTGATAAGAATAATCTTACTTGTTTTGAAGGTGATGATTTCTTAGCATACCTTTATTTTAAGAAAATAAGCAAGGATTGTTTAATAACAATAGTATCTTCAGATAAGGATTTTAATCAATTACTAACAAATGATAGAGTGAAGATATTTAATCCAAGGAAAGAAGAATATGTTAGGCAAACTAATTGCGAAAGTCTTTTCGGATATACTCCGTACGAAACTGTTGATTTCTTATCGCTTGTTGGTGATAGTTCAGATGATATTCCTGGTTTTCCTGGCATCGGTCTTGTTAAAGCTCGTAAGTTCTTGGATAAGTGGCAATCAATAACTAAGTATTTAGAGCTTAATGCCGATGATAAGATGAGAGATGTATATGAAAGGAACAAACAACTCATAGATTTGAAGTGGTTTGTAGATAACCACAAATTAGATCTTGACCAGGTACTAAAAACATATACCAGAAGAAAGATTAATTATGAGAAATTCAGAGAGGTATGTATAGAGTACTCTTTCAACTCATTTATGACTGATATATTTATCGAACCGTTTAAAAAGTTATTAAAATGAAACCATTACGTATTCAATTAGCTGGACCCTCAGGAGTAGGTAAGACCACTCTTGCTAAATGGTTAGAGGAAACCTATCAAATTCCGTTCGTATCTGGTAGTGTATCTGACTTGTTACCTCAAACTAAAGAGGAACCACATCATGATATGCTATCACATGATAAGAAGGAATTGTATACTCAGGATTTTCAGATCCTAAACCTTCGTAATAAACTCTACAGTGAGAAAGATAATTATGTATCAGATCGTAGTTATCTGGACTCTGCTGCATACTTTATGTATAAGCAGTCAGATACTATTCCCCAGTGTGAGATAGAACACTTCTTTGAGTTATGTAAGAAATGTTTGGTAGAACAAACTGATATGCTCATAGTAGTAGGCTTTACTCCCTATATGGTTAAGAATTGGGTAATGGAAGATAACAACAAACGTATTCTTAATAAGTACTTCCAAGCTCAGATATCTTACATTATGAGATATATTCTTACTGAGTGGGGTATGAGTTTCCTTGACCCTATTCCTTGTATACGTAAAGGTCTTGGTAAGAAAGATATTTATCTAACTGAAGGTCAATATTATACTTGTAGGCTTACTACTTTGTACGGTAGTACTTCTGTTATCTGGATAGATGAACCAGGATTAGATACTCGTAAGGATATTATTGATAGTTATTTAAAGCGTACTTTTAAGGTATGAAGAAAAAGATAATAGCAATAGCTTTTTCAGATCTACATCTGAATATGTATACTAAGTTTAATTCAGATAATCGTCGGACTCTTAATGGGTTCGACGTTTTATTCCGTATAGCTGATTTATGTAGTAAGTATTATTGTCCTGCTATATTCTGTGGAGATTTATTTCATAAGCCAGAGAATTTAGATGCAGACTTATTTGATTTAGTACAAGAAAAGTTTCATAAACTTAATCTTATTAATCATAAGACTGCTTTTAGAGTATATGCTATTTCTGGTAACCATGATCTCAATAAGGTTAATGTACTTGGTGATCCTAAACCTTCTTGGGTATCACGTTTTTCTAATGAGTATGATTGGCTTATTAATGCTGATTATGGTACTTTTAGTATAGGTAAATATAAAGTTCATGGAGTACCATACATTGATCATAACACTGGTTTGAATAAATACCTAAAAGAAATAGATTCAGATGTATTATTACTACACACTGATTACCCAGGAGCAAAAGATACAGATGGTAGGCCAGTAGATTCTGTAGAGAATTTAAATATAAATCTTTTAAAGCCTTTTAAATTAGTTCTCTGTGGCCATATTCATAAACCCCAACGTTTAGGTAAGAAGGTTTATATGGTAGGTGCTCCTCAACAACAGAGGCGTACTGACCGTAATTGTAAAATGGGTTATATGGAGATATATGATGACCTTTCTGTTAAGTTTAGGTATTGGGATGATTATCCTAAGTTCATAGATGTATATGATGAGTCAGAAATTAAAGATGATGGCAATTATTATACAGTTATACCGAAGCCTACTAGTAAAACTATAGAATCTGGACATAAAATTACAAAGCAACTTACTAAGAAACAACTAGCACGTCGCTATATGAAACAAAAGGGGGATAAAAATAAGACTCGATTGAAGTTATTAACAAAGGTATTAACTAAAGGAGAAGAGTTATGTTAACATTTCTATCAATAAATATCGAAGGTTTCAGGAGTATAGCTGAACAAACTCATTTACAGCTTAATACTCCAGGAATAACCTGGATTAACAGTCCTACTGGTAGTGGTAAATCAACTATTTTCTCTGCTATCACTTGGTGTTTGTATGGTAAGGACTTAAAAGGTGTATCAGAGGTTAGAACTTGGGAGAAATTACGTCCCAAAAATTATCAAGGAGTGTGTGTTACCATAAATTATCAAACTTCGAAAGGTGTATTCAAGGTAACTCGTTGCCAAGATTATAAATTACCTCTAGAAGATGGTAGTAAAGGAGGTAATAGGTTAATTATGTACCAGGATGCTTATCCTTTAGATGTAAAAGGTAAAACTAAGATCCAAAGTGAGATTGAAAAGTCCGTAGGGCTCACTTACCAACTGTTTATCAACTCAATTATGTTTGGTCAGGGTCTTAAAAGACTTATACAGGAGTCAAATACTGATAAGAAGAAGCTTTTTGAGGAGGTATTTGATCTCAATTTCTTAAATTTAGCAAAAGGAGTGGCAAATGACGAACGTCGGGATATTTTAGTAGAGGCAAATGAAATCGAAAACAAAGCTAACCAACTTAAACATCAGGTTGAGGAATCTAAGAATACTTACTTCGAATTACGAGAACGTGAAAGGTCCTGGAAAGCAACAATTCATCGACAGCGTAGAGAGCTTAGAGAAAGGAGAACTGAACTCACTAGAAGACTTCAGGAAACACAACGTGAACTCAAGGACAGTGTTGAAGCTACTATCGACAGTAAGATTTCTAGAACAGAATCCAGGCTTAACTCTGTATCTCAAAGATTAAAAAAGGCTAAGGGCGACACCCGGCTTGACCTAGAGGACTTCGTAACAGAAATCCTAAAAATGCTAAAAAGTAAAAAGTACCAATTGGCGTATAAAAAATTACAAACCCTGCACGCTACATTTAAGGAGATCACGGAGTGTCAAGAAGAAAAAGAGCAACTAACTCAAAGAAAGTACAAGCTAAAGGAAATAAAGACTAGATATGCTCATATAAACAAAACCTGTAATACATTAGCGGACAACATATGCGAAATAGATGAACAAATACGAGAGTTAGAAAATGAAAAACAAAAGGTACTATCTCCAAAATATAAGAAGGCTTGGGAGAATTATCGTAAGAAACTTAAGAAGGCAGACGAGGACTACCATAATAAACTCGGAGAACTCGAAAACTACGATTGGCTTATTACGGAGCCCCTCGGAAATAACGGAATTAAGGCGTATCTCTTTGACTCCTCCCTCGATTTACTCAATCATGTTCTGGAAAGCTATTCAGAAATCCTCGGATTTAGAGTATCATTCGAAGTTGACCTCGACTCTGCAAGAAAAGAATTCGTCACCCTTATCGAATCAAATGGGATTATCATAGAATATGACGAACTATCTGGAGGAGAGAAATCACTCGTAAACCTTGCCATGGCTTTGGCGATGAATGAGGCACTAACGGCCGCTAGAGGTATAAATTTAGCCTTTTTGGATGAGGTATTCGAAGGAATATCTGATGATGTACTCGAAGTAGCTATAAACCTCATTACAAAGGTATTTGAGAACAAAAACTTATTCTTAATTTCACATCACCAGTCATTACCGTTGCACAAAGCTAGGATCATGCAAGTGGTTAAACAAGATGGCCTTTCTAAAGTACTATATACTTAAGTATAAAACCCAAAATTATGGCAAACAGTAAAAAGAAAGGTAACAGATTCGAAAGAGTCGTAGCAAAATATTTTACAGATTGGTCTGGGTTTAAATTTGGTAGAACTCCTGGCTCAGGTAGTTTTCATAACAACCGGGATTTAGGCTCAGACCTAATTTGTAATGATGATAAACATAAAAATCGATGCTGTATTTCCATCGAATGTAAGAATTACCAAGATATCCGTTTTGAACATGTACTTCTTGGTAATAAACGTTGTAAGATCTTTTCTTTTTGGGAGCAAGCTCAAAGAGATGCTAAGAGAACTAAGAAGTTCCCTATT